GACGGATGTCGATCATCACCATGACTTCTTCGGGCATGCCGTTACCAGACAGGATCGACAGAGGCATGTATAGGGTCCGAATCTGGTCGCGCCCTGTGCGCTCACAGTACAGCCGGAACCGTTCGGCAAACTCAGGGTCGATGGCATCGATCTGATTCAGCCAGGTCTGCATGTCAGTCTTGTTGGCAATGGCCATCGGCACTTTAATGACCGTGTACGGCGGGCTTTCCACGTTGCCGTATTTCGGAGCGAACACGTCCTGCCACATGGTGTAATGGCGATAGTTGGTGGTCTCCTTGTACGGATCGTCCTTGTTCATGTTGGCGTACGATTCCTGAATCTGTGACGACTTCAGGTATTTGTGCTCGCCTTTCTTGATCGAGTGGTAGATCTCCTGCTCGTGCTGCCAGACCTTCATGTACAGCTCTTCCAAGGAGAACTGGCGGTTCTCATCGGCGCGGGTCATGACTTCTTTCATCAAAGCCTTGGCCGACTTGATGACCGCCGGTGGGACGGTGGAGGAGCGCAGAGCCACGCCCTTGATCTCCATGTCATAATCCTTGTACACGTTGCCCTCACGTGCTGACATGAACGCGTAGTAGTGCTTAGCGCGGCTGGTCAGGGTGAACACCGGGAAGGCGTACTCATTCTTCATGGTCAGGCGGTGCAGGTCTTCCTGGATCACCCCCATGTTGGCCGACAGCTTAGCCAGAACGTGCACAATGCACTGGCAGGCGATGTACGTGGTGGTGTACCAGATACCGTCCCCGTCTTTGGTCCGGGTTGCATCGTTGGTGTACCAGCTCACCCAGTCCTGCGTGGTGAAGATCGTCGAGTCAGTATCAGACGCCAGCACCACCCGGCGCAGGATGCCTTTAATGTTGGCGACCGACGGGCAGAGCAACACCGGAGTCAGGAACACCCGAATGAAGGTGAAGTACTCCTGCATGACGTTCTGGATGTTGATCGCGGTGACAGCCACGTTGCGCAGCACGTCAAAACGCTCTTTGGCCTTGAGCGAGTCAAAGTTCTCTCCAAGGGTCTCCTCGGCGTTCAGATACGTTGCCAGTACCTTGGTGTCATCATCGACCGCTTTGCCTGTCAGGAAGCCGTACGGGTCGTCCACGGACGTCTGATCGGCCTTCGGGTCGAACTTGATGATCTTGTCCATGAAGCCACGCACAAACGCATCGTTGTACTTGGCAATGTGGTACAGGTCACCGGTGTAGACCACGATGGCACGCTCCAGTGGCGTCATGCGGACAATGAAGTCCACGATCTGCTGGAACTTAGATTCCTTACGCCAGTACAGGTCCGTGCTGCGACGGATACATTCGGCAGTCTGCTCCACAGTCGGGTAGACGAACCCGCACTTCTCCATAGCCTGCTCGAACTCATCGTGCGGCTGGCTGGTGATGAGGGCAGCCATGTTACTGACAGCAATGCTCGGCGACCAGTAATGACGCGAACCGGCCAAGAGCTTTTCGTTGTTGGCGTTACCATACCCGGTGGCACTGCGGCACATAGACGTCAGCGAACTGTGGCCGGATTTGACGTAGAGGATGTTGCCGGAGAAGCCGTGCATACCCGACAGCGAGTTGATCGCGATCTTCTTGGCGTTCTGCTCGGCATCCTTGATCTTCTCAAGGACTTCGTCGCCTGCAACCTTGGCGTAGAACATCTCGTTCTTCGCTTTCTTCCGTCCGGCGATGCCCGATTCAACGAACTTGGCCGAGGGAGACTTGAGGACCTTAGGGTTCTCGTAGCAGACCATCGAAGGCGACAGGATGCGGTTAGTTTCGGTGACCGTGCGAATGTACGTCAGCATGGTCATCTCGTCACGCACGCGGTTGCCAGGGCTCTCTTGCTTGAGCACCAGCATGTTCGGGTCACGCAGCGGGAACTTACCACCACGGGAGAGGGTCTTTTTCAAGAACGCCAAGCACTTGTCCTGCGGCTGGCCGGTCATCCGGTGCAGGAACAGGGTATTCTGATCGAAATAACCCTTCAGCAGGTCGAGGTCCCGCGTGTACTCGGCCTTCTGCAATACGAATGGATTTTCCATGGTCTATGGCCCTTGAAAACAGCAAAAGAAAATAAAGTCAGAGTAGCTCATATAAGAGCTACTCTTCGTTTTTATTGACGTCACGCGTAGTACTGAATCGTGAAGACCTGAGTGTCGTCTTCACGATACGCTTGGAAATCCGATAAGGAAAACCAATCGTCTCCATTGATGTTCTGCTTGAGAATCTCCAGGATCTGGTTGTAGCCATTGGGGCGTCCGGACGAATTGACAAAGTTGGTCAACTCCTCAAGGAAATCCGCCGCCACCGCCTCTCCAAAGAGTTCGTGGGCTTCGTCCATCATGTGCTCGGTCAGTGACATGTCCTTGATGTCCTCGTGCAGCAGGACGTCAATGATGTAATGAGGCGAACCCAGCTCTTTCATGGCGTCTAGGTCATCAGGTGGCAGGTTATGTCGCGCGACAATTCGCTGAATGGTGTCAACAAATCCACCATAGGCTTCAAACCACACGGGATCAAACGCGAAGAGGAAATGCTGCTCCCTTTCTTCATCACGGGTGAGGCGATACGTCCAAGGAGCGCGCCATCTAGTATTCGATCTGAAAGTCCTGGATGCCATTTTGAAGAAGCGCCTGTTTGACCAGATTCTCGGTGGAATCGGTAATGTTGTTTATGGTGACCACAAGCTTACGGTCGGTGATCACTTCGATGGACTCGTGGTTGATCCATGGGACCCCGAGCACTTCGATGTCGCCATTGCCAAAGCGAAGCTTGACGTAGTTGTACGCCGAGGCTGTCTGAGGCAGATCAGGCAGGTAGTTTTTGACCTGGGCATGCTTTGCCCGGACATCACGCAACATCTGCGCGGTATCGAGGTCCAGCACCGCCACAACTGTCACATTCTGACGACTGGCACCCAGGACAGCTGGGGCAAGGGTGTCGAACTTAACGGTCGAGCCGATGTAATTGGTAATCATGCGTGTAGCCCTCTTCAAAGGTTAAAATGTACGTCCCGTCGGTGTCTACCACGTCCACATCAATCCACACTCGGTCAGCCAAACTGCTCAGAAAGCGGTCACGGCGTAAACGAATCAGCCAGGCCGGGTCATGGAGGTACTCTTCCGTTAACGCATGGAAGAAGGCACGCATGAGGAGGGCACGGAAGCACTGGCGCACCGTTTCGGGGAGTTCCCCTAAACCACAGGGGGTGTCTGGATCAAGGGCGTAAGATACCTCAGGGAGCAGTTCAGCAATGGCTTCCGAAGTATTGATGACGATCATGTCAATCTCTTATCGAGCAGCGGTCAAGACCAGCGCTCTGTGTTCTTCACTATAGGCAGCATGGGCCACATGTCGCCTGTCCAAACCGGGGGTCGCTTTATCCATGGCGCAGTAGAGATTGATCATAGCATTTCTCAATGCAACGAAGTCATCTCCTGACTCTGGCAAGCAGGGTGGAAACAACTGCCCGGCAAATTCATCGACGAATCGTTCGCCTCGACGACACCAGTCTGAATACAGACAATAGATCTCATCGATGTTGTACTGATGATCCATCACTTGGGACAGATCGCTGAGGAAAGCGGCATGGATGTGCTCGCCATCCAACAAAATGATACGGTCAGCCATCGGAAATTCTCACTATGACACTGTTGTCGGCTGCATTGATGCCGAGCAGTTCAGTGAGAAGGGAGTCTACGTCACGGTATCTGCACAGCTCATCAGCCAGGTCTTTAAAAAGGTTTGTCGCAAGGTCATAGGCTTCATCCACCTCGACCATGAGACGTACCATTGATGCGTGACCACATCTGTGCCTGTCCATCCAATAACTGAGCACTTCACCATACTCTGCCGCAAGGTTGTTTTTGATTACTCCACGCAAAGCACAAGGGATTACCGCAAGCAGTAGCTCAGGTTTTACGTGAGACAACCAATCGCTTTCGGCGCGCAGGCACAGGGTGAGCGGCAGCTGGGGCTGCTCCCACGGCCAGCGGGACGATTTCGACGCAGGCAGTACTATCATTTTCATTCACCTCAAGGAGACGGACTGATTCGCTTTGGTCAACAAGGCGAGAGGTCTGAGCCATGAGGTCATCGGTAAGGTCACACAAGATCTTACGGATAAATAAGCTTTCGACTTCACTCAAGCGTCCGTCCGTCAGGATTGGGCTAGGGAAACGGTCTTCGCGCTGGGCCAGGAGTGAATCGGACAGATGTGCGAACAGCTGATCCAAGTTCATCCCGGTGGCCTGCATGACGTTATACAGGCTCTGTAAGAAGGCGCCATTGGTTTCCAAGGTGATGATCACGCGGATCTCTTGAAGCGGCGATGACGACGTCTTCATCGTGTTCGCTGTATTTGACAACGAGCAAGACGTAAGGCCGTTGATCGCGCGGCGCCTGCGGGGTACGACTAACCCCGTCGTAATCTGTTTCATAGTACCGCCTTAAATTGGTGAAGACGTCGAAAAACGTGGATTGAATATCATCTAACCACCAGCGGATTTCGTCTTCTTCCTCCGGGTGATTCTCCAACAGATCCTCTATATAAAACGCCTCATCGAATACAAAATACGCGATGGCGGCATAGAGCATGGCGGAGGCGCCAATACACCCGGCCAATGAATCACCGAGCATATTGAACGCCTGCCTATACGGTAAGGTCAAAGCGATTGAGCTGATTCCAGTCGACAACTTTTCTCACCTCCAAAACCATCAATCCATCGCAATACTCCACAGCCCGGCAGGCCATGTTGAAACTCTTTAGCACATCGCTGAAGACATGCTTGAGTTCGCGAGAGATCTCGTGAATATCGGACAGGTGCCGTAAACGTTTCTCCGGCGGGGTCCGTTCCAACCAACTGCGCCCGGCAGGCGTGGTCAGTATTTCCATCGAGGAAAGTCCACAATTGACCATGTCAATCATGGGCACCATTATCCCTATCTTCCCTAGACGCCGATAATGGTTCTTGAACGTCCTGTGATCCATGGGCGATTCGACCATCACGTACTTGACCATACCGGGACCGGTATTGATCGTGCAGCGTGCGATCTTGTACGGCTCATAGGCCTGAGGATAGCTCGTCGAACGCTCGGCGTAAACGTTCGGGATAGAAATCACCTTGCGTCCGCGCATGCTGGTACTCTTCCTTAATCCTGCTGACGGGGTCAGGCAGGCTCCTGGGTCGTGGAGTGACGATGATCGTCTCGCTTCCTGCATCGTATTCAAGCTCCATCGTGTCCATCTGATGTTGGGCGAATGGAGCTACCAAGCGTTGGAAGCAGGCCACGATGTGGTCTATCGGTGAGTAATCGTCCAGGCGTGCGCCGAACAACTCAATCACCACGGCTATCAGGTTGTCTGCCTCAGACAGGTTATATTGATTCACCAAGGCCTGCACGGTGGCAGGCACCTCCCTTGGGAAATCCAGGGCGTTCTGAGCATCCATCAGAGCCTCGATGGTGCGCTCCAACTCGGAGGTCGACACGAGGTAGTGCATTAGGACCTCCTGTATCAGTAGCGTTTCAAGGCTTCGAGGTAGATGTTCTTAACCATACCGCGAGTCAACTCATCGGGAATGGCATTGAACGTCTGGGCCAGGACATGTTGGATGTACTGCTCATATGGCTCCAGATCTCCTTCCTCGTACGGTACCTTCGGTGGCTTGGGCGGGGTCAGTTGATGCAACTGGGCAATGGCATCGCGGTAACGCACCGCCAGCACATCGCCTTCGATGTTGATCATCAGGTCTTCAGAGTTGGCCGGAACTTCAAACGTGACGGACTTGCGGTCCAGGTGTGTGCTAATGGCCTCAACCAACGGGTCGAAGAACAGCACCAGCGTCAGGTAGTAGTCGTCGACTTCGGCAGCCAGCGCATCCAAGGCTTCCACCGACATGGTCGTCGTCGGATACCCCAACTCGGCCAGCAGTACTTCAACCGGGTCAGCCTTCTTACGCACATGGCGCATTGAAGACAGGATGTAGGCCTTGGCAAACTCGGCGGAGGCTTTGACCAACATCTTGTTACGAAGCGGGCCTTGTTCTGGAACGACATGACCGCGTGGCCAGGTATTGATTGATCCTTCAAGGTAACAGATCAAATCTGACAATGGTACTCGGATTAACTGCACGTGCTCACTCCTAACTCAGTGACGTGACCTTGATGATAACCAGAACCTCGGTCGTCATCTCGATAGCCAGCACGTATCCCCTTAACTGTGAAAGGATGTGCTCATCAAGTTGGCAAATAAAATTCAACTCATACCGCTTCTGAAGACGACGGATCAATTCGTATTGCTGTTCCAGCGAGGCGCAGTGTGGAACTCTGGAAAGCAGTTCCAACTGACACTGGTCAGCTAAATCTGATTCGATCACATACTGCCATGCAAGAGGCGATAGGACATTATCTGTGTCTAGGGTACCGGTAAGAGAAGAAACGTCGAAGATGAAGCCTATAGGGCCTTTAAAATCGATATTCATGGCTCCCCCTACAGGATACGACGCACCGGGATCTTTTTACCTGCCATATGACCTAAAAAATAAAGCCAGGAGACGGGTGGTCCGTCTCCTTTATGCCGAGGGTCAACTGAAGCTGGGATAGCCGTCATCACTCGACGGGTTGATCTTATTCAGCGCCGGGCCATGCTTGTCGAAGTCATAGCGCTCTTCGGGGAATTCATGGTGCCAATCGCCGTTCTTACAGCGGTGACATTCATAACCCACAGAGGTCTGAGGGGTGCTGTGGATCGAGTCGACATTGCCGCAGCGTTCGCATTCAAAAACGGTCATTTATTTTTTCTCCAAGAGAAAGGGATTGCTGGTCACATGGGTAATGTGTG